AATCCTATTGGAAATGCTTCGATGGGATTCAATGCACTCAAAGGAGGAGAAGTACCTTTCCCGCAAGAAAGCGATGCTTGGGATGAAGATAAAAAGGTTTTTAGTAGAGGCGGATTAAAAATAGAACTAGACAAGAGATTGTTTAAGTTTAATGCCGCAACAACAATATCAAACGCAATCCAGCAGACGGTACTAATGAGCGATTATGCTAGAAAGGTTGTAAAGGAAAGAGCAACCGACGAAAAGGGAATGGTAAACTGGTTTAAGATAGAAAGCCAAACATACATCATTCCTGATGATCTAGCATATTTTAAAACTGGTGCTCCTGCTAAACTAATGGTGTTTAGAGTTGTACCTTACAAGGTTCATTCAATGAGATTTGTTCCACCAGGAACAAAACCAAAAGGTTATCCTGCAATATCACAACAGGTAGCAAAAACATATGACTATCTATACGGTGGTCAGAACGTTGATGTGTTAAAGTTTGATATTAACATACAGTTTGCTTTCTTTACTAACATGACGGACTCGCAAACAAGTTCAGGACCTATCAATCAAAACCAACAAGGTATGGGTGGAGAAGATACAAGCCCTCAAGCAAACGCTTCCGGCTCAGGTAATCAAGGCCAAGGACAGTCAGCCGCCAAGGTAAACAATCAACCAGGTGTAATGTCAAAAGAAACTCCCGGAGGAACTGAAGATGATGCAACTCGTGTTGCAAAATTATTCCATGAAAACATTATTAACAGCCCAGCAGACTTAGCAATGGCTAACATGGAAATACTCGGAGACCCTTATTACATTATGGATAGCGGTATGGGAAATTACAGTGCCCAAACTTCTCAATATGATAACGTTAACACAGACGGAAGCATGGATTATCAAAGTGGAGAAGTTGATATACGAGTTGACTTTAGAACACCCATTGATTATCGTGCAGATGGAAGCATGGACTTTGGATCAAGTGTACAAGCAGTACAACCGTTTAGTGGTTTATACCAAGTAACCTTTGTTACTAGCAAATTTAGTGACGGAAAATTTACACAGGATTTACAATTAATTAGAAGAAGAAATCAAGAGCTTGATGATGCTGACAATGTTGAAATTAAAACATACAAACCTGCAACAACTGAAGAAACTGTTGAAGGACGTAAAGAAGTTAACACAGGATCGGGCGGAGGTGAATAATGCCAGTAGATAAGCGTACCAAAGCAACACATATACCAGAAAATGATTCCGGTCCGTTTCTTGCAACGGTAGTTTCTCATCTTGATCCTAAAGGAATGGGAGCATTACAAGTACAGATTGAAAGACCCGTTGGAGGAGACAGGGACGAAACAAACCAGTTAACAACTTGTCGCTATCTAAGTCCTTTTTATGGAGTAACTGATTTTAGACATAATGGCAGTAACAACGAATATGCTGACACACAAAAATCTTACGGCATGTGGTTTATACCACCTGATATTGGAACAAAGGTTCTTGTTGTGTTTGCAGGAGGAAGTTCAAATAATGCTTTCTGGATTGGCTGTGTACAAGACGAATACATGAATCACATGATTCCGGGTATAGCCGCATCAAGTTTCCATGTTGATGGGTCGGCAACAAAGGTTCCTGTTGCAGAATTTAACAAGAAAACACAAGACGGAAGTCAGTTTGACGCAACAAAAATTAAAAAGCCAGCACATCCAATGCAAGGTGTTCTAGATGGACAAGGATTACTTGAAGATGAAACTAGAGGTATAACAACCAGTTCTGCTAGAAGAGAAGTTCCTAGCATGGTCTTTGGTATTAGCACTCCTGGACCTGTTGACAAAAAAGGTAAACGTGGAAGGATAGGAAAAGCCGGTAACAAGGTTCCAACAGCATTTGTAAGTCGTCTTGGCGGAAGCACGTTTGTCATGGACGACGGTGACGATAAGTTTGTTAGAAAAACTCCTGCAAGTGAAGGTAAGTCAGAATACGTTGCTGTTGAAGCAGGCGAAAAAGGCGGTGATGTTCATATACCTCACAATGAATTAATTCGCTTGAGAACTCGCACAGGACATCAAATCCTATTACACAACAGCGAAGATTTAATTTACATAGGTAACGCTAAAGGCACAAGTTGGATTGAAATGACATCCAACGGAAAAATTGATATCTATGCAAAGGATTCAATTTCAATCCATACAGAAAACGATATGAACTTCCGTGCTGATAGAGATATCAATATTGAAGCAGGACGTAATATTAATATGAAAGCGGTAGGAGTCGAGGACTTTGGTGATCCTACAGCCGGAGAAACTGGTCGCATACAGATGGAAGCGGCAGGAAACTATAATCTAATAGTTGGCAATGATGGAAAAATCACTGTAGGCAACGACTTTGATTTGTTTACAGAAAATAACAATAAATTTACAGCGGCCTTTGGAGCAACGGATATTCTAAGTGGAAGTAATCATACAGAAACTGCTTCAGAAATCCACATGAACGGTCCACAAGCCGCAGAAGCAGTTGAAGCAGAAGCACTATCAACCCATATTTTAACAAGTGATTCATTACTGAATACTGTTAATAGCATCATGAAACGCATGCCAACTGTCGAGCCTTGGAAAAACCACGAAAATCTTGGCCCGGAAGAAAGCAACAAAATTGCTACGGATAGAGAGTTGCCAACACCAGTGGTACAAGGTGAACAAATAAGTATAGTGGATACATTTAAAAAAGTTCCACCAACGGAGGGATAATAGATGAGTACAAAGGAAAAAACGTTATACAACAGGGTTACGGTCCCATCTGAAAAATCAGATAACGTTCCGTTAACTTCAAGAACCTACAGAGGCCTTAGCACGGTTAACGAAGATGCCACTAGTACAGCATTGTACGATCTTGCCCTTATTAAACAAGATATATTAAACCACTTCCATATTAGACAGGGAGAAAAACTGGAAAATCCACAGTTTGGAACAATAATATGGGATTTAATATTTGAGCCACTTACACCTGCTTTAAAAACAGCAATAGCAGAAAATGTAACAGAAATAATAAACTTTGATCCTAGAGTGGTGGCACAGGATATACAAATATCGCAGTATGAATCAGGAATACAGATAGAATGCCAGTTGGTATATTTGCCCTATAATATTTCTGAAAATCTTAAACTAACATTTGATGAAGCAAATGGACTCATCAATTAACCACGTAGTTTATAGTACTCGATAAATACGTTATAGAGGAATAAAGAATGAGTCTTACTAATAGAATTAACAGATTGTTAGCCGCAGAAGACTGGAAGAAAATTTACCAGGCTTATACTTCTGCAGACTATCAAAGTTACGATTTTGACAATATTAGACGTAGCATGATCTCTTATCTAAGAGAGAACTACCCAGAGGATTTCAATGACTACATTGAAAGTTCAGAATACCTTGCTTTGATTGATCTGATTGCGTATGTAGGACAAAGTATTGCATTTAGAACAGACCTAAACGCTAGAGAAAATTTCCTCGAACTAGCAGATAGAAAAGAGTCTGTTTTAAGACTAGCAAGACTTATCAGTTACAACCCAAAAAGAAACATTCCTGCAACTGGAATGATGAAGTTTGACTCTATAACAACAACAGAAACAATACTTGATAGCAATAACAGAAACTTAAAGGATCAGGTTATTGTTTGGAACGACAGTACAAACCCTAATTGGAATGAACAATTTATTAAAGTTCTAAATGCGGCCCTGCCATCAACATCACGTTTTGGTAGTCCGCAAAAAAGTGGAACGGTTAATAGTATCACTACACAGCAGTATAGATTTAATAGTACCAATTCAGGCGTTCCAGTTTACGGATTTACAAAACAAGTAGATGGTAGAAGTATTGACTTTGAAACAGTTAGTACAAGTATTGATGATGATTCAATTATTGAAGAAGCACCTCTACCAGGTAACAGTTTAGCATTTCTTTACAGAGATGATGGCAAAGGTCCTGCAAGTACAAGCAATGGGTTCTTTCTAAGATTTACCCAAGGAACTCTTGAAGAAGGTACCTTTACTATAACACTACCAACAGCAAGTGAACAGGTTGATATTGATACTCCGAATGTTAACAACAATGATTATTGGCTGTACAAATTAAATGAGCTAGGGTTAGAAGATGAACAATGGACCGCCGTTGAAAACATCACCGGTAACAATATTGTTTACAACAGTTTGTTTAAGGACGAAAGAAATATATTTGCTGTACAAACCAAGAACGAAGATAGAGTTAGTTTAATCTTTGGTGACGGATTATTTGCTAATGTTCCTAAAGGATCATTTAAATTTTATTACAGAACAGGTAACAATCAACGTTACACAATTACTCCGAGAGATATTAAAGGTGTTTCGATTGATATACCATACATAAGCGTTAATGGAGTACAACAAACTCTTACAATAGTAATGAGCTGTAAGACAACAGTTGATAATGCGGCAGTCACAGAAAGCATAGACGAAATTAAACAAAATGCTCCTGCAAACTTTTATGTACAGGACAGAATGATTACAGGTGAAGACTATAACATATATCCTTTGTCTGTATCTCAAAACATTATTAAAGTAAAAGCAGTTAACAAAATTTCAAGCGGTATTAGTAGATTTTATGATATCAAAGATCCAACTGGAAAATATTCTGCCACAAACTTATATGGACAAGATGGTATCATATACAGAGAAGAGTTTTTAGATCAAACTACATTTGATTACACAACAACAACTGATATTAGAAATGCAATTACAACAATAGTTGAACCTATTATCAAAGATGCAGATTTAAGAAACTTCTATTACGAAAAATATCCTAAGATTGAATTTGAAGAAAGAGAAGAAACTTGGAATGCGGTAACGCAAGCACTTAACTTAACAACAGGTTATATTTCTAATACCGGTGAAACGTCCAAGGTAGGTGATTTTAGTGCAGGTACTTTAAAATTTATTGAACCTGGTGCATTGGTTAAATTTGAACCAGTGCCTGGATATTATATAAATGTTGATGGTACCTTAAAACAAGGTAGTGCAACAAACGTTAATGCAAGAAGCAGTGTATGGGCCAAAGTTGAAAGAGTGTTTGGCGACGGTACTGCTAACAGAACAGGTGTTCTAGCAGATGGGTCAGGACCTATCATCATCAATGAAAGAATTCCAACAAATACAAATATTACTCGTATTATACCTAAATTTGTTAATAAGTTTGATGACGACTTAAAACAAACATTAACAACTTTAATTAGTGGTAATAAGAACTTTGGTTTAAGATATAACGTAGAACAAAGAGCATGGAAAGTAATTACGGATAGTAACCTTAACAGGGTTGATCCTTTCACACTTGCAAACACAGGTGATACTTCCAACGAACAGTTAGATGCTAGTTGGCTATTACTGTTTACAACAGACGGCGATCGCTATACAGTACAATATAGAACACTTCGTTATGTATTTGAAAGCGACTCTGAGATACGTTTCTTTTATGATACAAGTAAAAGAATTTATGACTCAACAACAGGGCAAGTTATTATTGACCAAATTAAGGTACTAAACATTAATAACCAACCTGACAGCACTACTCCATTTACCCAGGATCTGTCTTGGCAGGTTGTTAAAGAATATCGCAGTGCTGAAGGTTATGTTGATACCAAAAAAATACAAATCAGTTTTGCTGATGCAGACAGTGATGGAGTTGTTGACAATCCAGAATTATTTAACTTGATTGTTAATCCTACCTATTTGTCAACAACAAAATACGTATTCCAAGAAAAGTTTGTTACCGACGATAACATCGAAGATTATAGATATATTGAAAATACAAACAATGTACTGTTTCTAATATTCACACAAGAATCTCAGACAGGAGACCTAACACAGTATACCAACGGTCAGTTATTTTTCTTTACTGATAGTGGAATTGTAAAGCAATATAATAGTTCTACAAACAAATTAGATTTTACATCGCAATATAAAGGATACGTTGGTAGAGACAAATTAAAATTCCAATACATTCATGCGGCGTCAAGTGATGCAAGGATCGATCTTGCTACAAGTAACATTATTGAAATGTACGTATTAAGTGGAGAGTATGATAGATTGTTTAGACAGTATCTAGCAGGTGGACTAACATCAAAACCTCTGCCACCAAGCAGTGATCAACTCTATATTGAATACAACAACTATTTGAAAAATAAAAAAGCAATTAGTGACGAAATTGTTTATCTACCTGCCAAGTACAAAGTATTGTTTGGCACTGAATCAGACAGACAATTTAGAGCAAAGTTTAAGATAGTTAAAAATCCAGAAAAGATTATTAGTGATAATGATATCAAGTCAAGGGTTGTTCAAGCAATTAATGATTTCTTTAATATTAATAATTGGGATTTTGGAGATACATTTTACTATTCCGAACTAGCAACTTACATAATGAATCAAACACAACCAGATCTTGCAAACATTGTTATTGTTCCAGAGCAAGCAGATCAATCCTTTGGTAGTTTGTTTGAGATCAAGGCAGAGTCAGATGAGATATTCATATCTTCTGCGAAGGTAAGTGACATTGAAGTTATTAGCTCAATTACAGCAACTAAGATTAAAGCATCAGGCGATGTCGTAAGTGCAGATAGCACACTTACAACAAACGCTGTTACAAGCGGATCATACTAGGATAGGCAAACATGGCTCAGAGTGACGACCAAAACGAAATTGAATTACCCGGTGGTAAAAATGCTAAAAG